TCGATGCTAACACAGAGCAGGAAATGATAGTTCCTATTTCTTATGCGCCCTTCCAAAAAATTCTTGCACGGATAACACAGGATGCAAATCTTGATCGTCCAACTGCAATCACTTTGCCTCGCATGTCATTCGAACTGAACAGCATGACATATGATGGCGAACGAAAAATTAATCCCACAACCAAGATCCGAAAACAAACCATTGAAGATGGTTCAAATGGTCGTGGGTATGTTTACGCAGGTGTTCCATATAATTTGGAATTCTCTTTGTACATCATGACTAAGTACTCAGAAGATGCTGCAAAAATTATGGAACAGATTGTTCCTTTCTTTAACCCCGATTTCACATCAACGGTAAAGTTGATGGATAATCTCGAACCGATTGATGTTCCTCTTGTTTTGAATAGTGTAAGCACAGAGGAAGTGTATGAAGGAGACTTTACCGAAAGGCAGAGTGTTCTTTATACTTTAAGTTTTACTATGAAAGCGTGGTACTTTGGACCAAATAGAACAAAACCAGTCATCAAATTCGTAGATGTAAAGTTAACACAAAATACAAGTCCAACCGCCGATATTGATGAGGTCTGGGAAACCAGATTTACAACACAGCCTGGTTTGACCGCTAACGGCGAACCAACAACAGATATTGATGATACTATACCATACACACAGATTGAATTTGACGACGATTGGGGAGTCATCAATCTTATAGAGGTGAATACAGAATGATAGATGATAAAATTTCACAATCAATGGGGGTACGTTCACTTGCAGAAACTCAAGCAGAAGACACTACAGAACCACATGAGAATGTTGGATCTCTACGAGGACTCGGATCTAGTGGAGAACAAAGTCAAACTGACGAGGATAGACAACCGAACGCACAGGTACTGGCGGAACCTGAATTGGAGAAAAATTCGCAAACAGAAGGATCGCAGACGGAGGCGAACGATCTGCAAATTGTTGAAGGAGAGGTACGGTCACTTTCCACGACAAACGATGAAAACTTAAATGACATCGAACTCGCCAGATCTAACGTCCAAAGTATCATCGAATTGGGTGACGATGCCGTAAAAGAGATGGTAGAGATCGCCAAACAATCGGAATCACCTCGTGCATTCGAGGTGGTTTCGACACTTATGAAAACATTACTTGATGCAAACAAAGAGTTTGTAAATATTTCTTCCCAAAAGAAATTAGTTAAAGACGAAGAACAGTATGGCCGTCCTGAAACCAATGTAACGAATAATAACTTGATCGTCTCTACTGCAGACCTACTAAGTATGATTAAAGGTGAGGGTAATGCCAATAATTGATGCCTTAACGAGAGGGTATCTTGGTAACAACAACCTTAAAAGGGTTGGAGAACAAATAGAATACACACAAGAGATGCTCAAAGAGTATATGAAGTGTGCCCAAGATCCCATCTACTTCGCAAAGAATTATATCAAAATCGTACACGTTGACAAAGGTCTCGTACCTTTCGACATGTATGATTACCAAGAAGATATCGCAAATAAAATTGCTAACCATAGACGTGTCGCAGTTCTAACTGCACGACAGTCTGGTAAGACAACAACTGCAACTGCAGTCATTCTTCACTACATTCTATTCAACGAATTCAAGACAGTTGCAATCCTTGCAAACAAAGGTGACGCTGCACGAGAAGTTATGGCGAGAGTCAAACTTGCATACGAAGCGTTACCTAAGTGGATGCAACAAGGTGTTGAAGAATGGAACAAAGGTAATATCGCATTAGAGAATGGGTGTCAAATTCTCGCAGGTACAACATCCTCTAGTGCAATCCGTGGTAAATCTGTTAACTTCCTGTATTTGGATGAGGTTGCATTTATTGAAGGATATGATGAGTTCTTCGCATCTGTGTATCCTACAATCTCATCTGGTGAGTCGACAAAACTGTTGATGACATCCACACCAAACGGTTTGAACCACTTCTGGAAAACCTGCAAGGGTGCAGAAGAAGGAACCAACGGATACGAATTTGTCAAGGTCATGTGGAATGACGTGCCTGGCAGAGATGAAAAGTGGCACCAAGAAACCTTGGAAGCTCTTGATTATGACGAACAGAAGTTCAGACAGGAATACTGTTGTGAGTTTCTGGGAAGTTCTGGTACATTGGTCAATGGTGCAAAGTTGAAAGAACTCGCACCATCACGTCCAATTGCAGAACAAGACAACCTTTTCCAGTACGAGAGACCAGAATCAGACCGCACTTATGTGATGACTTGTGACGTTTCTCGTGGTAAAGGATTAGACTATTCTACATTCTGTGTTATTGACATCACTGAGATGCCTTACAAACAAGTTTGTGTCTTTAGAGATAATATGATAACACCAGTTGATTTCGCTTCAATTATATATAGAGTAGGGATGTTGTACCATGAAGCAGCAGTACTGGTGGAAATTAATGACATTGGTGAACAGGTTTCAGATGTCCTATTAATGGATTATGGTTATGAAAACATTCTATATACAGAGAACGCAGGTCGAGCGGGCAAGAGGATATCAGCGGGGTTTGGCCGTGGCGTTGACAATGGCATAAGAACAACAAAAAGTGTAAAATCTGTTGGATGTTCTATTTTGAAAATGTTGGTAGAACAGAACCAACTGATTTTACAAGATTTTAATACAATTCAGGAATTATCACGTTTTTCTAAAAAAGGAAGCTCTTACGAAGCGGAGTCTGGTTCACATGATGATTTGGTAATGAATTTGGTAATTTTCTCGTGGTTGACGGATCAGTTATACTTTAAAGATATGACGGACATCAATACCATGATGATGTTGAGAGAGAAGACAGATGAAGAAATTGAAGAAGGATTATTACCCTTTGGATTCATCGATGTGGGGGAAGATTTGCCTCAAGGCGGATTCCAACCTGTGAAGAGTGACGACGACTGGATATTTTAAACTTTTGTTTTTATAAATAAAAACAGTGATATGAACTGATAAAAAATAAATTTATTCAAAGGAGAAAAATATGGCTTTTTCCGTAAGTCCTTCAGTAATCGTTCGTGAAGTAGACGCAAGCCAAGTCGTCCCAGCCATTGCAACGCCTCCTGCTGCAATTGCGGGGGTGTTTGGATGGGGTCCTACCGACGAAACAATTCTTATTACATCAGAAAATCAACTTGTGGATCGTTACCACAAACCAACTGATAGCAACTATGAAACTTGGTTTACTGCGTCCGACTATCTTGCATACTCTAATGCATTGTATGTTCGTCGTGCAGAAACAACAGGATCTGCGAAAGCAGATGGTGACACAATCGTATTATTCGATGCAGATACTGCATATGCAAACACATCTGCAAACGGATATGTCGAAGGTGTAACGCCTGGATCAATTGGTACTGTAGATAGTGCAAACTCTACTTATGGTGCTTTTGAAGCGAAGTACGTGGGTGCGCTTGGTAATGCAATTGATGTTGCATATGTTAAAGCGGGCGCATACGAGGCAGATATCTTTGATGCAGGCGACATTGAAAACCAAACTGTTTTGTTTGGCGGTACTGGAACACCTGCGTCACAAGTTACACAAGAGATTGGGTTTGCAACACAAACAACAACGTTCCAGTCAGTCGCTACCAACATCACTGATCTAAGTGATGGTGACCTTGTTACTATTGGTAATGACTCGGTAGGTTATCAAAACCTTGTAGTTTCGTCGTTCACTAAACAAATCATTGGTTCGAATGGATCTGTACTAACAGGAGACGATGCATCCAACACAGCATTGTTTGGAACATACCAATACACAATCAATTTCGAGAAGAAGTATACACTTGCAGAAACTGAGTTGAATAAACTTTCAATGAAGCGTAAGTGGAAACATGCAAGTCTATTTGGTAAAGCACCAGACACAAACAACTACCACATTGCAGTTATTGACCGCACTGGGGATGTTAGTGGTGATGCAGGAACTGTACTAGAAAAATTCGAAAACATTTCAACAACTGCAGGAGCAACACTTTCAGATGGTAGAACTAACTACTATGAAACAGTGATCGAAAATCTAAGTTCTTGGGTTAATGTTGCAAATACAGCTGCATTCCTTGCGGGTACTTCAGAATACGAATCAATGTCAAATGGTGCAGATGGCACTGCAGAAGGTTCTGCTTCGTTTGGACCAACTGCTCTTGCATATGACAGCTTCGCAAGTGCGAATGAAATTGACATCTCGTTTGTCCTACAGGGTAAAGGTGATGATAATGGTCAGATCGCAAACTATATCATCGGCAACATTGCAGACAGTAGACGAGATTGCGTTGCATTCGTTTCGCCTTCAAAAGAAGCAGTTGTTGATGAACTTAAAACAAATACTAAGTTGACGAATGTCATTGAATACCGTAATAAACTCACATCAAGTTCTTACATGGTTCTAGACTCTGGGTATAAATATCGTTATGACAAATACAATGATGTATACCGTTGGACTCCATTGAACGGTGACATGGCAGGGTTGTGTTCACGTGTACAACCATTTGAATCTCCTGCAGGTTATCGTAAGGGTGTGATTAAGAATGTTATTAAACTTGCATTCAATCCGAACAAAGATCAAAGAGATCAACTTTATAGTTCGGATGTCAACCCAGTTATTTCACAAGTAGGTCAAGGTATTTTGCTATTCGGTGATAAGACTGGACAAGGTTTTGCAAGTGCGTTTGATCGCATCAATGTTCGCAGATTGTTCATTGCAGTAGAAAAATCAATTGCAACTGCAGCACAATCGTTCTTGTTCGAACTTAATGACGAGTTCACACAGACACAGTTCCGCAATATTGTTGAACCGTTCCTGCGTGAAATTCAAGGTAGACGTGGTATCATTGACTTCCGTGTGGTGTCAGATGAAACCGTTAACACCCCACAAGTCATTGACTCGAACATGTTTAAAGCGAGTATCTTCATCAAACCTGCACGTTCTATTAACGTAATTGAACTTACATTTGTCGCAACAAGGTCTGGTGTCGAATTCGACGAGATCGTTGGACAGTTGACTTAAGGAGAGGTAAGATATGGCTTTTAATATCAACGAGTTTAAATCTGAACTGACAGGTGGGGGCGCACGTCCCACCCTGTTCCAATGTCAGATCACGAACCCAGTCGTACCTGCAGCGGACTTCAAAGTACCATTCATGGCAAGGGCAGCGGGCATTCCCGAATCAACTATCGGGGCATATACCGTACCTTACTTTGGTCGAGAAGTTAAGTATGCAGGGGACAGAACGTTCGCTGATTGGACAGTTACAATTATCAATGACGAAGATTTTATTGTGCGTAATGCTATGGAAGCATGGATGAACAGCATCGCATCACATGATGCAAACGTTCGTTCTCTTCCACAA